AGACGGGGCAATGAACGACTCTTTTAACACTACATTAGAAGGCGGGGATATTGACTTCATTGACTTTTCTGAATCTAATCCCTTTGGAGACCCATAATGTTTGGTGATCATTTTTACCATCAAAGGATAAGGAAAGCGGTTGCCGTCTTTGGTTCGTTGTTCAACAACATTAACATTGTGAGAACTGATTCAGCTGGTAATACTTTATCTCAACAGAAAGTGCCTTTATCATATGCACCCAAAAGAGATTTTTTATCTCGTATAGATTCTATGCGAGACGGAGAAGATTACGAACGTCAAGTTGCATTAAAATTGCCTAGAATATCTTTTGAAATATTAGCAATGAACTATGATGCAACAAGACAATTACCCAAAATGAATAATTGTCTCTCGTTTCCTACAAACTATAATGGTGGGGCTACAAAAGTATATACACCAGTTCCATATACCATATCTTTTCAATTAAATGCATATGCAAAATCACAAGACGATGCGTTGCAAATTGTTGAACAAATTTTACCATATTTTACACCACACTATACTGTGACGGTAAAACCTTTAAGTGATCATGATATTAAAGAAGATACACCGATTACTATGACTGGTATTACCTTTTCAGATGATTATGAAGCACCATTAGAAAATCGCAGGACCATTATTTACACTTTAGATTTTGATATGAAAATTAATCTCTATAAAGATATTGCAAACAACACGTCTATTATTGAAGAGGCTTGTGTAGATTTTCTTAATCTTAATGCGTCTCCGGAAGAAGAATTGTTCTCTAAAGTTTGTGCTGACAGTGCGTTTGTAGCATCACCACTTTCTATTGATGCGGTAGAAGAAATCACATACACGGTTAATGATTTTGAAATAAGAAATCTTTCTGGTATACCAACATCATTATCAGTATCAGATCCTTTACACGGAACAGCGACAACATCCTTAACACAAACATTGACAACGGAAGAAGGTATCATTAAAGCCATAGGAACATACACATATACTTCTGATAATGATTATAGTGGATTAGACTCATTTAATATTAGTGTATTAGGTGATTTTGGAACAAAATATTATCCAATTGCAGTTGATGTTGCAGCGGTATCAGATGCTATAAATGATACCGTGGCAGTCACTCAGGACACGCCTGAGACGTTTAATGTTAATACTAATGACCTATGGACCAACACTACACTAGTATTTTCTTTAGCCGCAGGTGGTGACCCAAGTAACGGTACAGTTGAGGTTTTAAATTCTGCAACTGGTGAATTTAGGTATACACCAAACTTAAGTTATACTGGACCAGATTCGTTCGTCTATAGAGTTACTCCTGCAGTAGGAACTTCAGAAGTAGCAACTGTTAACATAACTGTGTTATAAACACATAAATAAAACTAAGAAATTCGAGATCAGAATATCATGGCAGATATAAAAGTTTCACAATTAACATTATTTTCACCAACATTAACCGATGAGGTTATTGTCAATGATGTAGATACTTTAACAACAAAAAGATCTACATTAGAGAGTATTCGTAATCTTGCGAATATTAACATTGATGATACTTCAGAAGGATCGTTGGTAACTGGTAAACTTGAAACCTCTACAGACCTTTTATTTAATGGGGCTTTAGAAGATAGGTATGGAAATACTGTAACAGACCTTTCAGAGTTAACAAGCACTGAAGCTGAAACTATCGACGCAAAGTTGGGCACTGCAGCGGTTAACTATTTAATATTCAGAGAAACACAATCTGGATATGATAGTTCTAATACATTTTCAACTCTTACGTTTGACGCTTCCGAAAATGGTTTATTATCTTCTAATGCCTTTGCTGGAGATGGAAAATTAGTTACTAATGTTGATAGCGCAAGACATTCTCTACTGTCTGATCTTGCAACGTTAGCCGAAACCGCAAATGTTGCAAAAGAAGTCTCTATAAAAAATCAGGATAACATCAATTTAAATTTTTATCCGACTTTTGTCGAATCATCTACGGGTAATGATAGTGTTAGTATAGACCCACAACTATCATATAATCCATTTACTGGTCAGTTTGGTGGTGATGCTACAGAAGTTTTCTTTGTTGGAGATGGTTCTTTATTAGAAAATGTTTCGGGTGATGGTAAAGAAATAAGAGCATCCCTAACAGATTCGGACGATACGTTTAAAGTTATGTTTCGAATGCTTGACGCAGGGCTAGACAGTACTAACATAGATACTGCGTTCACCTATAACCCAGCTACTAATAGAATATCCGGAACCACAGAAACCGAACTGTTTTTGTATGGTGGTTCTCAATGGACCAATAAGACATATTCAAATGAAAGAGAACCGATTCATGTTAAAGAATATGTCACATTTAAAGGTAGCACAACTGGATTGGACAGCGTTGCTACTATTGAATCATTTTTCATTGAAAACGGAACCGTTACTGCAGCTGCATTTGCCGGTGATGGTACACTGATAGAAAATGTAAATGCCGCTACTGCACTTACAGCTACTAATGTTAATGTTATTGCAACAAGTGATCCCAGTACTCACTACTTACATTTTGGTAGTGTTTCTGGATCTGCGGCCGATGGTGTCAACGCAAATGCTAATTTAAGACTAAACCCTTCAACGTTAAAAATAAACACTGTTAGTGATACTGGTTCTATGTATTTTGGTGCTGATAGTGATGTTGGTATATCATTATCTGGAGTGCAATATGCATTTCAAGTGGTAAACAACGGATCATCATTTTATACTTTCACAGACACAAATAGTGTATGGTTTCCCAGTGGAGAAGATAATCCTACATTATATCTTCGAAGAGGCGATACGTATCGATTTGATATAACTACTACAAACCATCCTTTTGAAATACGATTGTCTAATGGTGGGGCTGCGTATACTACTGGTGTTGTTAATAACGGCGTGGCCGTTGGTTATACGTACTTTAGTGTACCCATGAGTGCGCCTTCATCACTTTATTATCAATGTACAATTCACTCAGGAATGGGTGGAGTGATCAACGTAGTATAAAATATGCACAACAGGATTGTCGATAAAAAACGCAGAAATATAAATCTGCGAGAGATGCAAGTGGAAAATGTTCTGCCCGAACATTTTGCAACTTACTATCCAAAATTTATCTCACTGTTGAAACGTTATTATGAGTTCCAAGACCAGAACAATTCAACTGAATTGTTGAATCATCTTTTTGCTACTAGGGATGTCAACGAAACCGACATTACTTTGTTGAATTATATTGAAGATGAATTACTTTTGGGGGAAACATATTTTGAAGGGTTTGGTGATAAAGAAAACAATCCGGAAGAATTACGAGCTGCAGCCAATTTTTCAAGCATCATGTTTCGTTCTAAGGGAACCAAGTTTGCCATAGAATGGTTTTTTCGATCCTTTTATGGTGAAGACGTTGAGGTTTTGTATCCCAAAGAAAACATTTTTAAAGTCGGCGAAGTCGACTCTCAGATAGGATCTGATTCTTTAAAATATATCACAGACGATAAACTCTACCAGACATTTGCACTATTGGTTCGAACCGGAATTTCTATAACTAAATGGAAGGATGTTTTTAAACTATTTGCACACCCAGCTGGAATGTATTTAAGTGGAGAAGTAATAATTTCTGACGTTGTTAGTTCTCCGGTCACACTTACAAACGATTCTATCATTACATATGAAAATATTGCTTATAATTTTTCCGCAACAACAACAGTGAGTGAAGGCGTGCAGTATTCTTTTACAGTTAACACAACCGACACTAGGACATATAACACATATGATGCTGTATATTGGTATGGTGTGCATGGCACAACTGAAGATGCAGACTTTGGAGTTAACTTTAAAAACGGAGACACCGGGCTTCCATCTTTAGAAACTGCACAATATGTTGAAATAGAAAATGGAGTTGGTTCCTTTACAATAAACACTGTAATAGATCCTATAGATAATCCTCCAGAATCACAAGAACAGTTTACAGTTGTAGTTATAGACCGTAGCGGCCGAACAATCGCAACAATACCTTGTAATCTAAATGATGTTGTTCCGAACTGGACAGTCAACACAACTCCATCGATTATTGCACCTGAAGGAACCACCTTTGTGTTTACGATTGGTGGAACAAATTTACCATATGGAGGAGAAACTACTCTTAGGTGGTATTTGGATGGTTCTAGTCAAGCGACTGATGCGGATTTCGAAGGAACAATCCCAACAACATCCGGTGAAGCAGAAGAAATCATAATTACCGGCGGGACAGGTTCCTTTAGTATTAAATCGTTAGTTGATGGTTCCGCTGATAGTGGTGATGAAACAGCGGTATTTAATATTATCAACGAAAATAATGTAGTGGTTGCATCAGAGACCATAACATTACAAGATGTTGTTCCTTCAATAGTTGTTACGGTCGATGATGTTGTGGAAGGAACATCAATTCAGGCCAACGTGGTTATTGGTACTTATGCTGAGGGAGACACTTTAAGTTGGACTATAACGGGTGATGCTTCATCAGACAGTAGAGTTTCAAACAACAGTGGAACAGCAACATACGCACATAACAGTGGTTCTGGTATAACAATAACTGTGCCAACTTCTGCACTTTCAACATTCCAAGGTATAACTGCTGGGAATTTTGAGGTTGTTGATGACAGTATGATATCTTCTCCAACTGGTACTGACCCATTTAATATTGTAGATGAGGATCCTGTATACACGTTGTCAGCATCACCAGCTGGAGCAGGATCTAACGATACCGTAACATTTACAATTGGTGGAACCAATATTGACCCTGCACAAGATTACTATTTTTATGTAACTTTAGGTGACGGTAATGCAACCGATTTTGTCGATTCTCCATTACCAGAATCTGGCACGAGAAGATTAATAAGTGCTCCAGGCACATCTACCACATTAACTTACGCAACTTTGCCTGCAGATAGGTTTTATGAAGCCTTAATTAGTGAAACTATTAACGGAGCTCCAGTAGCAGACATATACATGGAAGCTTTATTGACTACGACATCGGTAACTCCAAGTGCTACAAATATTAATGAAGGTGATACCATCACGTTCACAATCTCAAATGCACCTGACGGTGATTGTAAATACTGGTTTACTGGTGATGTTAGTGCAAACGATTTTACCAGTATTACGACGAATTTGGGTAACACTGGAGGGTTTGCGGATATCAATTCACCCGCAAACGTTACTGTAGCTGGAGGCGCAGCAACTATTACTGCGGTATTGAATAATGATATTGTTAGAGAAGGGGTTGAAACATTCACTTTAGTCGTGGGTTCTCCCGCTGTAACTCCAACATTCCAAACATCTGCGATTGCAGAAACAACAACAATTACCGTTAATGATACTTCTGTAGCTACATATAGTGTGGCAAATTACACTGATGATGTGTCCGAAGTTGTTGCAACAAGTGTAAACGAAGGTGACAATTTGTATATCGGAGTTACGATTAGTAACCAACAGCCGGTCGAAAACTTGTTCATTGAACTGACTGGGCCCGGAGCTGCTTATTATACTAATTCAACTGAAGTTGATACGAGTGTGCCGGGAGGAACATCTTATGCTGTTATTGGTGCATTGGCGGATAACAGTGTTCTTGACGGACCTAGAGATGTTAACATTGGTGTCTATGTAAATGGTTATAGTGGATCTGGTGGAACTTTAGTAGCATCAACAACTGTAACGCTGAATGATAATTCCGTTACCACATCACTAACTGCGGTCAATCCAACGCCAGACCCAATTGAAAATGGTAGTACCATAACATTTGATGTTGATGTGACTAACATGGTATTACCCAATACTGTCGAAATTCGTTTGGCAGATTTCGAAACGGTTCAATGCGATCTAACGGTAGGCAATTCGATTATTTCGGCTTATGAAGACCCAATTAGTGCAGGAATTGAAATAGGTCAAGCCGCTTGGGCAGATCAGTCTGGTAAAATTAAAATCGGTGTTGTCGAATCAATTAGTCCTACGCCAACATCTGGTAAATACAATATACAACTGAACAATCTTGGAATTGTTACGACAGAAACGACAACTGTTTACTTTATTCCAGAAGAATCTGGTGCACAATCATTCGATTTACCATGGCAAGATGTTGAACTAACTACTCTCAAAACAACTTTCACAGTTGATGTTTTGGATCCGAACGAACTATCCGGTACCAGAGATTATACGTTTGCAGTTTATGAAAACGTTACTGATGCCGGATCCGCTTCAACAGCAACAGAAACAATAACTGTCCAACATTCAATTGTAGATTTAGGGGAATCACCTTATGTTATAATTTCTCCAGATGTTAGCGATTTTAATACAGCGCCATCAGCTTCTATTACTATAGGAAATAATGGTCGAATAAGTTGGAGCGGTGCGGTTGCATCTCGAAACAGCATCCCTTGGCCGTCTGGAACATCATATCCATGGATAGACAATTTGGTTCACAACACTTCTGACTATGCAGTTAGGTATTTAGATGAGGGTGGTCAACAACAACAATTCCAAACAAGTGATTTAAGTTTATTTTCAGATGACACTTCTTTGGCAGATACACCAACAGGGACATCTATAAATGGGTACTATACATTAAGCAGTTCTAGAACTTGGAGCGTAACAGACACAAGTTCAAACGGCGTTGAAGTTCAAGCTCGAGGAGTACTACAAATTGCAGATGTTGCTACATATACAGTACTTGCAGAAGTTAGACTTATATTAACAGCAAATTATGAGAGATAAAAATTATGAACGATAAAGACCCGATAAAATATGATTATGATTATTCTCGAGCTACCTATTATGAACTAATTGAAAAAGGTAAAGAGTCTCTTGATCTCATGATTGAAGTTGCACGAGAATCAGAACATCCTCGTGCGTTTGAAGTTTTATCAGGCCTGATTAAAAATCTTTCCGACACAAACGACAAACTTATGGATCTTAATAAGAAACATAAAGATATTAATATGCCCGATAAAAACGAAGCGAAACAAATTACAAATAATAATGTGTTCTTAGGGAGTACAACAGACCTACAACGACTATTACGTAATGAAGAAAAGGTGATTGCAGATGACTCAAGCCATACGAATGTCAAATGATACTTATCAATACAATCATCTAGTAAAGAAAGACGGTGTTGTTCAAGAATGGACACAAGAAGAGGTTATTGAGTATGCAAAATGTATGGGAAATCCCGCATATTTTGCGGAAACATATGTTAAAATTATTTCATTGGATAGGGGTCTTGTTCCTTTTTCTCTTTACCCCTATCAAGAAAAAATGTTCAAACATTTTAACGATAATCGTTTTAACATTGTACTTGCTTGTCGACAATCTGGCAAATCAATTTCATCAGTCGCCTATCTTCTCTGGTATGCAATTTTCAATCCCGAAAAAACCATTGCTGTACTGGCTAACAAAGGTTCCACTTCGCGAGAAATGCTTGGACGTATTACACTTATGCTCGAGAATTTGCCTTTCTTTTTACAACCTGGTTGCAAAACTCTTAATAAGGGTTCTATCGATTTTTCTAATAACTCTAGGATTGTTGCTGCTTCCACTAGCGGCTCTTCTATTCGGGGTATGTCTGTTAATTTGCTCTATCTCGATGAGTTTGCTTTTGTCGAGCGAGCAGCTGAGTTTTACACTTCCACCTATCCTGTTGTCTCTGCCGGTAAAGATACAAAGGTTATCATCACATCTACGGCAAACGGTATCGGAAATATATTCCACAAAATATGGGAAGGCGCGAACCAAGGGGTAAACGAATTTATCCCATTCCGTGTGGATTGGTGGGATGTGCCCGGAAGAGATGAAGAGTGGAAGTTGCAAACTATTAATAACACTTCACTTTTACAGTTCGATCAAGAATTTGGGAACACTTTTTTTGGTACTGGCGATACTTTAATAAACGCCAATACTCTTATGGAATTGCGAGCCAAAAATCCTATCACACATTTAGAGGGTGGTGATCTTCTTGTATATGAAGAAACACAACCCGAGCACGATTACATCATGTGTGTTGATGTAAGTAAGGGAAGAGGACAGGACTATTCTACATTTAATATCATCGACATTAGCTCGAGACCTTTTAAACAGGTGGCTGTGTATCGCTGTAACACTATCTCGCCCCTGCTCTTTCCTAATATTATCTATAAGTATGCGAAAGTCTACAATGAAGCTTACGTTGTAGTAGAATCTAATGATCAGGGTACAGTAGTTTGTAATGGATTATATTTAGATTTTGAGTATGAAAACATGCATGTGGAGTCTGTAACAAAAAACAAATTAGGAATTGAAATGAACAGAAAAACCAAACGTCTTGGTTGTTCAGGTATCAAAGATTTGTTAGAAGAACATAAATTAGAAATTGTAGATGAAAATACTATTTTAGAAATATCTACATTTATTGCAAAGGGTCAGTCTTATGAGGCTAGTGATGGCAATCATGATGACTTAATGATGAATCTTGTGATGTTTGGATTTTTCTCTACAGGAACATATTTTTCAGACTTAACGGATATTAACATGAAAGATATGTTGTTCAATCAAAGAATGCAACAGATCGAAAATGATCTTGTTCCCTTTGGTTTTCATGACGATGGTACTGATATAATCGAAGAAATTGAAGCTGAAGAAAAAATGAAACATCATGGATGGCAAATACCATTCGAACCAGATGTATGGTAGTGTCTAATTAAATATGTTAGAATTTCATAGTATATAAATAAATACATTGAGTTTAATCCGTATTATGTAATCTTATTTATGTTAACGAAAAAAGGACACGATTATGGCATTTTCACCATCAGAGTCTCCAGCAGTCACAGTCAGAGAAGTTGATCTATCAGGTATTGTGCCTGCTGTTACTTCATCTACTGGTGCAATTGTTGGGGATTTTAACTGGGGACCAACCAATCAACCGACGCTTGTGGGAACTGAAGCAGAATTGGTTAGTAGATTTGGTTCTCCATCACTTGTAGTTGACAGTGACAACACAGATTTCTTGTCAGCTACAGCATTCTTAAAATATTCTGGATCATTGTATGTTACTAGAGGATTAGATGCTACAGCTAAAAACGCTGTCGACTCTGATACTCCATCTGCAGTACCAGTTGTTGAAAATTTAGCTGACTGGGACACTAAGAAATCTAGTTTTGTCAATGACATCAATAGAATTATTGCAAAGTATCCAGGCAAGGCCGGTAACTCTTTAGCAGTTTCTATTTGTCCTTGGTCTACTAGTGATACAGCGTTTTCGGCTTGGACTTATGCTCCTCAGTTTGATGCTGCTCCGTCTACATCTTCATATGTAGAAACCCGAAGCGAAGATGGTGCGACTGCACACGATGAAATTCATGTTGCAATCATCGATGAAGGTGGTAAGTTTAGTGGACAACCAGGCACTGTCTTGGAAACATGGCCGTTTTTATCACTCGCTACTGACGCTAAGACTCCTGATGGATCTAGTAATTTTGTATTAGATGTGTTGAACAACAAATCTGCATATGTTTGGGCTTCAGCAATTGATGCAGGAAGACCTACGAATGTATCAGCTGCAAATTTTGCCTCAGATACTGTAACCGACAACACTGTTAGAACACAATCATTCAACGGAGGTAATCAAACTTCTGGTGCTTTAAGTGAAGATGAATATTTGACAGGATTTGATCAGTATGAAGATGTCGATACTATTCAAGTAGATTTTCTTATCGCTCCAAGTATGGGGTCCAGAGTATCTCAGAAAAATGTTATAGTAGATTTAGAATCTACAGCTAGGGGTCTTAGAAAAGACTGTGTAGTCGTTTCTTCGCCCGCTAGGGTTGATGTTGTAGGTATTCCCGATACAACTACATTAACTGATGGTTTGAAAGCTTTCTCTGAAACTTTACCTTCATCATCATACTTGATATTAGACAACAACTTTATTAAAGTTTACGATAAGTATTCTGATGAATATGTTTTTATTCCTGCAGCAAGTTCAACGGCTGGATTGATGGCAGCTTCTGATACTTCAGCAGCGGCTTGGTTTTCTCCCGCTGGACAACGAAGAGGTCAGTACTTTGGAGTTTCATCTTTGGCATGGAACGCTACTAAATCGCAACGTGACACATTGTATAAAGTAGGTATTAATCCTGTAGTTAATTTGCCTGGCCAAGGAGTATTGCTCTACGGTGATAAGACTAAACTAGCACGTCCTTCCGCATTTGATCGCATTAACGTCCGAAGACTATTCTTAGTTATGGAACGTGCTATTAAATCGGCGGCTCAAAACGTAATGTTTGAATTCAATGATGAATTTACTAGAGCCGAATTCGTTAACATCGTCGAACCTTTCTTGAGAGAGATTAAGGGTAGACGCGGTATCACTGACTTCAAAGTTATTTGTGACGAAACAAATAACACCAGTCAAGTGATTGACACTAACCAATTTGTCGCTGACATCTATGTTAAACCAGCACGTTCTATTAACTACGTAACATTAAGTTTTGTAGCGGTTCGTACAGGTGTTGACTTTGATGAAGTGGTAGGTTTGGCTTAAAGCGCACAAGGAGAAATAAACAATGGCAATTTTAGGAGTCGATGACTTTAAATCAAAACTGCGAGGTGGTGGTGCGCGACCGAATTTATTCAAAGCGACCATTAACTTTCCTACCTATGCTGGTGGTAATGTGGAATTAACATCATTCATGTGTAGAGCCGCGCAGTTGCCTCAATCAACGGTTGAGGCACTATCAGTACCATTCAGAGGAAGAATTCTGAACGTTGCTGGAGACAGAACTTTTGAACCTTGGACAGTGACCATTCTTAATGACACTGGGTTCGAAGTACGTGACGCTATGGAAAGATGGATGAATGGCATTAACGGTCATTCTGCCAACACTGGTATCACAAATCCTGTTGACTATCAAACAGATCTTATTATCGATCAGTTAGATCGTGATGAGTCTGTTATTAAGCGATACAACATCCGTGGTGCATTTCCAACCAGTGTAGGGGAAATTGCACTGTCCTATGACACTGGCGGTGAAGTTGAAACCTTTGATGTGTCTTTCACATATCAGTATTGGGAGTCAAATACCACCAGTTAGTAGTGGTCTAAATAACAGGGTGTCTAAGGGCACCCTTGTTATTATTATTAGGAAAATGTATGGCAGACAACGATAACACATTATTCAAATTATTTGGATTTGAATTAAAAAGGAATACCAAAAAAACGGAAAGCAAAATGCTTCCGTCTATTGTTCCTCCTACGGATAACGACGCCGCTGGATACGTTAGTACTGGCGCTGGAGCATATGGCCAATATATTAATTTAGATGGTGATCAATCTAAAGATAATGCGCAGCTCATAATGAGATACCGTGGTGTTTCTATGAACCCTGAAGTTGATATGGCAATTGATGAAATTGTCAACGAAACTATTGTGTCATCAGAATTAACGTCTTCCGTCGATCTTAAAGTAGATGAAATCGATGCGCCTAAAAAAATTAAAGATCAGATATTAGAAGAGTTTGAAAATGTAGTTAGTCTTCTTAAATTTAATGATATTGGCCATGATATTTTTAAATCATGGTACGTCGATGGTCGCATAGTTCATCATTTGTTAGTAAACGAATCTAATGTCAAAGCCGGTATACAGGAAATCCGTCATATCGATGCTGCTAAAATTAGAAAAGTTCGCGAAGTTAAATATAAAAAAGATCCAAAAACAGGTGTTAAAATTGTAGATACCGTAGAAGAATATTATATTTACGAAGAGAAACCTGGCAGTAATACAGTCCAAGGTGTTAAAATTTCAACAGATGCGATTAGTTATGTGACATCGGGTTTGTTAGACGAGTCAAAGAAAAAAGTTGTTTCACATTTACACAAAGCTTTAAAACCTATCAATCAGTTGCGTATGATGGAAGATTCTTTAGTCATCTATCGTCTTGCTCGGGCTCCAGAACGCCGAATTTTTTATATTGATGTCGGTAATTTACCGCGAGGTAAGGCGGATCAGTATATGAAAGATATCATGACTAAGTACCGTAACAAATTAGTTTATGATGCCAATACTGGTCAACTTAAAGATGATCGTAAACACATGTCTATGCTTGAAGACTTTTGGTTACCAAGAAGAGAGAATGGCCGAGGCACAGAAATTAGCACTTTGCCGGGCGGAGAAAATTTAGGTCAAATTGAAGACATTATATATTTTCAAAAAAGATTGTATCGAAGTTTGAATGTACCAGTCAACAGATTGGAACAAGAAAACCAGTTTAGTTTGGGCAGATCCTCAGAAATTACTCGCGACGAAGTTAAATTTCAAAAGTTTATTGATCGTCTTCGTAGAAGATTTGGCACCATGTTTTTGGGCATTCTTAAAAAACAGTTAATACTTAAAGGTATTATTACTGCACAAGACTGGGAAGAATGGAAAGATAATATATATGTTGATTACATCAAAGATAACCATTTTGCAGAATTAAAAGACGCTGAAATTTTACAGAATCGCATTGGATTAATGAACGAAATTACTCAGTATGTTGGCGAATATTACAGCAAAGAATGGGTTCAAAAGAATGTCATGATGTTAGACGATGAAGAAATTGTTCAGATGAAAAAACAGATCGAAAAAGAAATGGCCGAAGGAGAAATACCTGATCCTGAAGAAGAAGAAGAAAAAGAAAAAGAAAAAATTGCAATGGCAAATCGACCTCCGGCACCTACCCCTGTAACAGTTGTAGAACCTAAATCTGAAATTGAAAGACAAAAAGAAGCTGAAAAGAAAAAAAACGATAAAGAGAAAAAAGAAACCTACATTCCTACTAATAGTGACGAATTGACAGAAGAATTGACTAGGTATATGGCGCGACTTAATGAACAAGGTTGATACTATTTCTACTGCGTTTGCAGTTGTACATACGCAGAAAGAAATAGAAAAATTAGAATCTAAAATCTTTAATGTACTTGAAGAAGTTCAACTCATAGAGGGCCCGGCCGGACGTGTTGGGAAACAGGGCCCAAAAGGAGACAAAGGTGTCAAAGGTGATAAAGGGGATAAAGGAGAACGTGGCGAACGTGGTGCCGATGGCAATGATGGAGCACCAGGACCTGTTGGCGAGAAAGGAGATACTGGCGGCCGCGGCGAACAAGGCGAACAAGGACTTCAAGGTATTGCTGGAATTGCTGGCAAGGATGGAGAACGAGGAGAACGTGGCGAGCAAGGACCACAAGGATTAAAAGGCGATAAAGGTGATAAGGGAGATAGAGGACTCCAAGGAAATGTGGGGGCGACTGGTAAAACAGGCAAGCAAGGTAAAACAGGTGCTGTTGGAGCCAAAGGAGACGTGGGCCCACAAGGCCCTAAGGGTGTCAAAGGAGACAAGGGAGATACTGGACTTCGTGGCGAAAAGGGCGAACGGGGAGATCGTGGCGAACAAGGACCACAAGGAATACAAGGTGAGGCAGGACCTGACTACAAAGAACGATTTGAAGAAGCCTTAGAAGCATTCAATAAGCAGTTAACAGAAAACAAAAACACTGTTACTGCCAATCTTGAAAAACAAATTCAACAGATTAATCGTTCTCTCAGTACACTTGGTGGCGGTGGTTCATATAAGATCGTAGATAACGCAGACGTAGACAAGTCTGCAATCAAAAGTCTAGTAGACGATGCGGTTCTTATATACGATCCAACCAAAAAGAAATTCGTTGCTCAGTCTTTTCTGAGTATTCTTGATAGACTAAAGGCAGATTTAGAAGTGCAATACGATAAACTGGTAGATGAAGATCCTGATAATGGATTTACTTATGTGGGTGAAGCGGTGCCTGGCACTACAAAGAGTCAGTCTATTTGGAGAATTAAAAGAATATATGAGTTTGGTGCAGACGGTGACCTAGACATTCTCTGGGCAAACGGTACAGCAGACTTTGATAAAACTTGGAATGATCGTGCAACATATACTTATTCTGCGGATTAATTCTTATAAATAAACATAACCATTTGTCATGTTAAATTGAATATATTAAAAAAACGGAGAATATTTAAATGGCAAAAATAACAAGCGCAGGAAGGTTGTATCGTACAGAAGTAAATATCGATACCACCAACCGAGATATTGGTTTAACCAAAACAACGACGGGTAATACTTTGTCTGACGATGGTGTATCGTTACAGGCACTTTACTCTTACCTTAAGAACGTTTGGCGTTTAACAGATTTTACATCTACAATCGCAAGCAGCTCAGGAACAACAGTTACCTTTGACGATGTTTCTATTGATGTAGATGCTTCGGGATTGGTCACAGGTACAAAATATCAAATTAAAGTTGCTGGAGATGCTAACTGGACAGATATTGGTTCTCCAGACTCAACGGTAGGCACTGTGTTCACCTACAACGGTGCTGCAATCACAGGCACCACAGGTGAAGCGTCTACTAGAGGTAACTCATTAAACATATTGCCTGGCATGAAAGTTTCAATCTCTGCTGGTTCTGGTACCCTTGCTGGAGGTTTCGCAACGGTTGTATCGGTCGCGGCAGATGGTAGCAGCATGACACTCGACCAAACACCAAGTCCTGTTATGGATAACACCACAGAACTTCTGGTTGTCAATCACCTGATCGAATACCCCTTTCCACTTGTTGCAATTACTCCTGAACAGTTTGAATTTGGTTTTGACTGGACAATGGAAACGAACACCGACAGAAAATTGTTGAGAGATGCTGGTTGGCAAGAACTGTCAGTCGGTGAAGTTGATGGTCCAAAGTATGTTGGTATTGTTTCTCTGGGTACAATCGATACAGTAACTATCGGAGCTGGGGTTGATTCGACCGCAGATACAACATTAGCGGTAGACACTATTACTGGCATTACAGTTGGTATGGAAGTACGAGTACTATCCGGAACCGGCACAATTCCTGCAAACACTAAAGTAGTAAGCATTGACGGCGCGAACCAAATTACCTTGAGTGCCGCACACGGCGGCAACTTTGACGGTGCTGAAGTGTTACTCATGGGTGATCGTGTTTACTACGCATTCTACGACACTTCTACTGAAACTTGGACATCTCCTGTGGATTTTGATTTCCTTGGACCAGTCAACGAAGCGATTCAAATTGACAATGCAGTTGACGATGCTGGTGATTTTACTAATCAAGTTCTTTCTCTTTTCATTAGAACAGAAGGAAAGACTTACGGTAAATCTTCCACTCCAGACATTGGTATTCCAGATGCTGGTGGTACTGGTACTGGTAACATTAACTTCCAAGTATATCGTTTCCCATTGAGTGAAGCGACTGACCTTGATTATTTGGCTGCAGATGGTGTTACTCCTACAGTTACAGACGTACAGATTGAAGCTGCCAATGGTGCTGGTCAAAAGTATGATGCAGTTACTGTTGATACGACAATTACTGGTGTAAACAGCGGAACAACTTTGAATGTTGCCGACACCACAGGTATTGTTGTGGGTTCATATGTATACAGTGAACAAATTGGAGGTAATGAAATTTTTGCTGGTGGTACAAGAGTAGACTCTGTAGATGACGCGACGACAATCACATTAAATAAAGCAATCCAAGTAACAACTGCTGGCGCTGAAGACGTTAAGTTTATTAACGGACCTCACATCATATTCCATAACTTGGATCAAGTATCAGGACAGTACTTTACTACTGACTTGAATAATGCAAACTCATCATTCGGTGTTACAATTAATGCACGAGATGGTTCTTCTGCAAATGGTCAATTGACTCTGAAAGAATTATACTCTTGGGTACAATATCAATTACGTCAGAGTGGTTCTATTGATTTTGATTCAGATATTGAAGCTGGTAACACTGGAACCCAGAATGGTAAGACTTCTGATGCCATGTTGAAGTTTGTTGGTGCTGTTCTTGAATCAGTAAACCTTCTAACGCCAAATTCTGCGCAATGGGGTGTCGGTAACTTAGATAGAGCAACAGTCACAGATGGTACTGGTGTACTATTCTACAACTGGCCAAGTGGTGTAATTGGTAATGTTAAACTCCGTGACAATGATGGCGACCTTGAAGCGTTTCCGAAAATTGCAACTGGATTCATTTCCTTTGGTGATCTTGCAACAAGTAACTTACTGGCAGATGCAGCTGCATCCTTCACCATGTTCTTTACTTACACTCAACAACACGAAGAAGCGGCTTCAACAGGGTTGACTTATGCGGGTAACGCAGCGGGTGTTGGTACTATTACTCGTGATGCAGGAAACTTCACATACGACATCGACACTGATTCATATATGAAGTTTACCGGATTCACTAATGCTGGACTAGACGGCGTATTTAAAGTAACTAGCGGTGTTTCTGCTGGTGGTGGTGATGTGATAAGTGTATCATATATTGACGATTTGTCTAATCAGGGTGGTTATGCAACAAGTCAGACAGCAACTGGATTCTTACGGTTCAACCCTGTCGATTCGCCTGATGCGGTCATTGTTTTGGATTCTACGAACAATGAAATTCAAGGAACTCTTGCGAGTGGAGTTGGTACTCCGGCTTTGAACGCTGATAGTAAGTATGAGTGGTCGTTTGCATACACTGCTAATACCCAACCCAACCAAGGTGCAGAAGAAGACAGAATTACTGAAACTGAGGTACCTGTCACAATTCGTGCGGTAGGAACGGATAAAGCACAATGGATATCATCAAACTTTACAATTGCTGATGCGTCTGGTCAAGACTTCTCGGTCATTGCCCCGCTCGAAAGAAACTACGCGCCTTAATAAATAAACGTGAACGGGGGGAGTTTCTCCCCCCACTTTTTTACTAAAGGATAAATTATGAGAATATCAATTTCTAATGCTGCTGAGATTTTGTCTTTAACCGAAGACGAGCTTCTAATGAAATCACAATCCTGTGATAATCTAACAGCACACTACGTTACTCCTACCGATATGATATACAATGATGACGGTACTGTCCAGTTTGTGGACGGCAACCCCGATTCTTCGTGGGAATTTGAAATCGAAGAAGTTCTTGCTTACAAAAAAGAAATGGAAGAGAAACGTCAAGCAGAAGGTGCAGAGAAACTGTCACAAGCAGTTAAGACTGCATTGGATTTAGAGGACTAAATGGCTGTCGATAACCGAACACAAATCAATAACTGCGAAGGACCTACAGCTGAATTCGATGGTTCTGATGTGGGCGCTGTCGATACAGAAATCTTCTATGAAGGCACTTCTAGTATTTCTGCTCAGTTTTCAAATGCTCAAGAATTTTTGATTGCACATCAAAATTCAGCGGGAACAAACCTTAACTTAGATTTGTCCGATGCCACTGTTTGGGTTATTATTAAAGACAACCTAGTTCAAACTGAAGCACTTAATGGAATGCAAGTTGTTTTGGGAAATGGTGACGCTAACAATGATCCAAACCAAGGGTATGTTATCGGTGGTAACGATAACCCCGGACTGGTATTAGGAAAGCAGTTCTACTGTTTGAGATTAGATGTCTCAAACCGAACAGGTCTCACCGTAATTCAACATCGAGGTAATGGTGCACCAACATTTACTGCGATAGGTTCGGTGGGTTATGGTTCAATTCACGCTATTGCCGCTCGTGGTAATGTTGATAACTTATTCCTTGATAGAATGACCTTCATCAACAACGGGTCTTATGCGTTTACAATTAATGCAGGAACATCTGGTACACCCATAACTTTAGCCGCATTACAAACACAGGATGATAACCCTTCAACGGGTGGATGGGGGTTATTCGGTAGAGGTGTTGGTTCATCATTCACACTTTATGCGTCTATGGAATGGGGTGATGCAGGAACATCGGATTCATACTTTGAACAAAGTGACTCTCAGATTTATTTCGATGGTCAACAGTTAGGAACGGGTCATTTTATTTTTAGAACGATAGGCAATACAACAGGCATCAACTCTTTTGTCTTAAACAACTGCGTACTTGTATCTTCGGGTGAACCTGCTATCTGGGATTATACTGATAATAACATGGACATTGTGGACATTCAAGACACACAGTATATTGACATGGGAACAATCTCGTGGCCAGTTACAGGTGGAACAACTCGACAAGTACTTGGCAGCACATTTATTAACTGTGGGCAAATAGATTTCTCAACAATTACTGCTACAAATTGTTCAATTAATGGTAGTCGTAATGCCAATGGTGCAATCTTACTTGATGCTTCTGGCAACTCAACTAATCAGACAAATTTGACATTTACCAGTGATGGTACTGGTCATGGTGTTGAGATTACTGCGGCGGGTACATATACATTTACCAGTTGGAATTTTTCTGGTTACTCAACTGCAAATCCAGGCACAAACAATACACCAGCAAGCGGTAGCACCGATGCGATGGTATTCAACAACTCTGGTGGAGCAGTAACAATTAACGTTGTCGGTGGCACTAACGTTACGGTACGTAATGCCGCTTCATCGACTACAACAGTAGTCTTTGCGGTGACTGCAACAGTCTCTGGTCTTCTAGGCAACACAGAAGTTTCAGTTCTACAAAACCCATCACCCTATTCATCTGCGGTAGCAGCACCCACCACTTTGTTTGATGAAGACGTTCTTTCAGCAGTCACAGGAACAGACATCGAGTTAGACACTGGTGGCGGTGCAAATATAACACAAATACTTAGAACAGGTACGACAGATTTCACGACGATGAATCTGGTAGATGGTGACCAAGTTCGAGTAACCCAAAGAAATGATCTTAGGATTTTTGATACCTATACGGTAGTGGGCACACCCACGGCATCGGCAATCAACGTTACTGACGTTGCATCTTCGACTAGTAAATTACCCGATATAATAGACTCTCCAGGCGAAACAGTCACAGTAGAAAAAGTAGATGCTTCATATACCTTTGAGGTTTCAACGGGCACAGTAGTAGACATCTTAGCATTCAGAGTGGGTAGTCTACCCATTTACCAATTGAATCAAACAATCTCATCAACAAACAATTCGTTTCCATTGTCACAAGTTGTTGACAGAAACTTCGATGCGTTTGAAGTATAAATAGAAAGATAACAACCGAATTTAACAGGATCTAAAAATGGCACTCGGAGATAAAAGATACACTAGAATCCCACCGGAGAGTACTGGCGACCGTGTGTACATGATACACACTGCCGAAATTGAGTACAAGACATTCAACTCTGTATCTGGTGGATCGACCGATCATACTTGGCAAATTGGCCAAATGTATATGATTGCTGGTTTCGGTGGTACTGGAATGATGCACGTGCATGGCGTTTACGATAAAGGTGATGGCACTGGTATTCTTGCTGTTCACTACAATAAGGCTGCAAAGTATGAAAATCTTGAGCCAACCGTTAACGCTAACATCTCTTACAATGGCACTCCAGTTGCTCAAGTAGCCGCATTCTACGATGTCTATATACCAGCACAGAACATTATGGGTTATGACAATCCAGAATACGGAATGGATGTTGACATCACAGGTTCAGCGAATATTAGATTCGCAGAAGGTCTTCCTCAGTTAGACGCATGGGGTAAATTACGTACATCAGGCGCTACTCACATTGGTGATTATGTATTCGGTCAGAAAGAAATTCTCGACAATAACTTCTCTCCCACACAATTGAACGGCGGTTCTGTTACTTATGATAACGACAGAAACTCAGTCACAATAAAAGTGCCGGGAGCTACTGATCCTGAACATGTAACGAACGAAGGATTTGCTTCTTGTTCGAGTAATCTATATCACCACTATGTTGCTGGTAGTTCACACCTTTACATGGCCACTGCACGACTGAATAACACGGGTGGTCCGTCAGGTTGTGTGAGAAACTGGGGTATGTTTGATGCAAACAACGGTTTCATGTTTAGACTTGACCAAAACAATGATCTAAGTGTTGTTATTAGAAGTTCTACTACAGGCAGTAGAGTAGATAATGTAATTGCACGATCTACTTGGAACGGTGATAAAGTCGATGGATCTGGTGATTCACAGGCAACATTAGACTTATCAAAAGATAACATCTACTGGATTGACGTTCAATGGCATGGTGCGGGTCGAGTACGATTTGGTACCTACATCAACGGCGCTCGTGTTGTAATGCATTCGTACTATCATGGTAACAACTATGAAGTTTCTATGTCGCAAACTGCTTCGTTGCCTACATGTTGGAGCATAAAAGCAGTCACAGGCCCAACAGATGATACTGTTATTGAAACATGGTCTGCGTCAGTATGGACTGAGACAACATTAGATCTTAATGAGAAAGGCACACCAGCAACCTATGCAACGCAACACGCAACTATCACTGCAAATATTTCAGACAATTGGCAATACCTCTTTTCTATTTCTCCAAAAGTAGAACTACCAAACGGAGAAGTAAACCATACGTTATATATGCCGACATCGGTTACCGCATACGCATTTGATGCTGGATTCGACGGCGGTATTGCCACAACGGGCAAAGGTCTTAGTTTAGACGCAGTACTCGATCTCAAAGCAGAGATTAACTCTGTCGCCACAGGATTTGATTTTTCAGCGGTTCCTGGCACTTCAGTAGAGGTAGACTCTTCGGCTACATCTTACGAAAACGGCAAAGTTCTTCTTCAAGAAATGTTCGCTGGGCGTTACGAAACAGAAACAACCGATACGTTCAATAACTGGCAATACGGCGCTGTTAAAAACTTTGCAGATGATGGCGGTACAGTAGTTAATAATATTCAAACTGTGACAAATGCTTCTCCTGCTGTGATTACAGTTGCATCGGGTGAAAGAGTCGAAGTACGTGACCCGATTGCGGCAGGTGCTGCAGAATTTCCGTTTAACATTGCAGAGTATGCATCAGACGTAGACAAAAACCAACAATACGAAGTCTATGACGCACCAGCAGGTTGGGAATCATTTGGTGGTGTTTACTACTATGTGAAGCCAATTGCAGCAAATCAGTTTGAAGTCTACAATGACTATGACAGAACTACCGATACATTCTCAAATCCAGTTGATACTTCAGGTCTTCCAGCATGGCCGGGCGGTAGCTCATACATCAAAGGATTTAGAGGTTCAAGAATTATCTGGTCATTCTATGCTAAGACAAGAACAGCTTTACACAATAACGTTAAACTGATGGTTACTGTAAACTGGAAAGAGATTATTCAGTAATGCCTTCTATTCACCAGTTTTATGGGACTCGATGGAATTGGCTTCCTGCTGATGAGGGTGGATATCCGAATCAAAAGGTTGCATTCGATGGACCAACAAGAACAATATTTGTTAATGAAGGTGTTACAGTACTTGACGTAAAAGAAGATCTATACAGTGCGTGGAAGGAATGGAATGTTGCTGCACAAGAGGCACCCCAACCTAGAGTTTGGGCTAAAGCATTTACTGCTGTTGGTGGTGACCCTATTACTGATACTCAAGATTTGGGTACTACATACTTCCTTGAAAACAAATGGAGAATACAACCTTTTGCGTCAAAATCATCGTATACATTGACGATTGAAGGAAACCTATATACACGAGAAGCAGGAGAAACACCGTTCTTTTTTGCTGAAGGTGTTTCGGTGTCATTGGTAAGATCAAACATCGTCGACTTAATTACAATTGAAGCAGCTTCGGTTGCGATCACACCTGATGATGTTGCTGCAATAGCAAATGCAGCTGCGGATCAGGTTTGGGATGAGTTACTTTCAGAACACAACATAGCAGGTTCTACTGGTAAAAAACTAAAAGATAACTTGAAGAAAACATCTTACATAGCGAGGATATAAAATGAGTGAAGTAGATACAGAAACATTTGATGAGATAGATTTAGGACCAGATGGTGTTATTGGTGAAGTTACCCCTAATGATATCGATTTAGAAAAAAACAATATTAATGATTTTATAAATGCAATTCAAAACAAAGAGTTTACAAAGGCTAATACACAGTTCGATGATATGGTCAGTGATAGGTTGCAAGATGCGTTAGACCAAGCTAAATTAAGAATTGCCGGTCAAATTTATAACAATGAACCTGAAGAAAGTGAAGAACCCGTTGAAGATTAAGATTGTATAAATAATAGTTATGAAATCTTTTAAGAACATACGAGAAAAAAAGATGCCTGATGGAGAACATGTTTTCCAGAGAAAGGTTAACAAACATACTGTTATGATTCATAAAGATAAGAAAGGGTTCTCTGTTTACATTGACGGAGATAAATTGGATACCTATCGTAACCAAAAAGAAGCTGAAAAGATGGGTGTTACTTTTGCTAAGGAAATGTAAATGAAATTAATGGCAGAATACATTGATCAGTCAATTGAGACTGTTATCACTGAAGGTAAAGATGGCAAACCTAAATCGTTTGCTATCGAAGGTGTATTTGCACAAGCAGAACAAAAGAATAGAAATGGTCGTATTTATCCTCGTCCTATTATGGAAAAGGCTGTAGATAAGTATGTTACCGAACAAGTGTCACAAAAAAGGTCTGTCGGTGAGTTAAATCATCCTGAAGGACCTACAGTGAATCTTGATAAAGTTTCTCATCTCATTACCGCCCTTGAATGGAAAGGTAATGATGTTGTTGGAAAGGCACAAATTTTGGATACTCCTATGGGACAGATTGTAAAAGGTCTTCTTGAAGGTGGCGTTCAACTAGGAGTGTCAACTCGTGGTATGGGTAGTCTTGAGAGTAAAAATGGTGTCAATTATGTACGTGACGATTTTATGTTAAATACAATCGATATCGTACAAGATCCATCCGCGCCGGCCGCATTTGTCAATGGCATAATGGAAGGCGTAGAGTGGGTATGGAATAATGGCATTATTCAACCTCAAGTAATTGAAGAAATGGAGACAGAAATTAAAGTCGCTCCGAAAAAGCATCTTTATGAGACGCAGGTTCGTGAGTTTAAAAATTTCCTCTCGTTGCTCAAGTCTAAAAAATAGGAGTCATGTATGTCTGATCAAGACAATGTTGAACTTCACGACGAGGACAATCAAGTCGAGGAAGCTCACGATATGAAAAACGCCGAAGCACAAAGTGTGGCTTCAGTAGCAGCAACTGCTTCTACTAAGAAAGCACCCAAGCGCAAAGGTGATAAAGATGGAAAAGATGAACCGGCACCGCAAGGTAATGGATCTAAATCCAAAGCAGCAATGGTTAACGCTGGTTACAAAGCAATGGCATCAATGAAGAAAGAAGATCTCGAAGCTCTTCTTAATGCATTAGAAGTCGAAGAGATTACAGAAGAAGATGAAGAAGTTTTTGAAACATCTTATGATTTTTCTGATGACCTTAATGCTTTAGTAGAAAGTGAAGCCACATTATCAGATGAGTTTAAAGTGAAAACTGCTGTAATTTTCGAAACTGCTATCAAATCGAAAATCTCAGAAGAGGTACTTCGGTTAGAAGATGAATATGAAACTCGCCTCGAAGAAGAACTTGAATCTACTCGTTCTGATCTCGTGGAAAAGGTTGATTCATACCTCAACTACGTAGTTGAACAGTGGATGGAAGAAAACAAACTTGCTGTGGAGACTGGTCTTCGCACTGAGATCGCTGAAGGTTTTATGAACTCGTTGAAAGACCTGTTTGTTGAATCTTACATCGATGTTCCTGAAACTAAGGTTGACCTAGTTGATGAACTTGCAGAAACTGTTAAAGAACTTGAAGAAAAACTTAATGTTCAAACTGGTTCTGTAATTGAAATGTCTTCACAATTGGAAGCATATCAACGTGAAATAATCGTTCGCGAAAGTGCTCGTGATATGGCCGAAACTGAAGTTGAAAAATTAAAGTCATTAGTTGAATCATTAGACTTCGAAGATGAAGAATCTTTCGCCAATAAAGTTAAGACTGTTAAAGAGTCTTATTTTAAGAAAGAAATCACTGAAGAAGTTTCTGAAGAAACAGGTGACGATTGGTCTGATGATACTGTTGAAGTCTCTTCTGCAATGTCACAGTACCTTTCCGCAATCAAAAAATCAAATAAATAAGGAGTATCTCTATGGAATCGTATGATCGATTAGTAGAAAAATGGTCTCCAGTACTTAACGAAGAGTCTGCTGGTAAAATTGTTGACTCACATCGTCGTAGTGTAACAGCTGCAGTACTTGAGAACCAAGAAAAAGCCCTCATCGAACAGGGTGTAATTAATGAAGTTGCGGGTAACGCAGCTGGTGCTGGTTCAGTTGCAACTGGTGGTGCAGCTGATAACTGGAACCCTGTACTCATCGCCCTTGTTCGTCGTGCTATGCCTAATTTGATGGCATATGACGTATGTGGCGTACAACCTATGACTGGTCCTACTGGTCTTATCTTTGCAATGCGTTCACAATACCAGACTCCAAGTGCTGGTGCTGGTGCAGCTGGTACAGAAGCATTGTTCAACGAAGCTCAAACTGCTTACTCAGGTGACTCAACTGTAGATGGACACAATGCTCGTGGTCCTTCTGGTTTGGTCGGTGCTTCTGATCCTGGCCTAGGAGCTGGTGATAAAGCTGATTCATCTATTGTTGACTCAGGCGATCTTTACGTACCTACGGTTGGTGGAGCAATGTCAACGACTGTTGCTGAAAACTTAGGCACTGGTGCACTTGACGCGGCGGGGGATCCTGGTCGCACTTTCCATGAAATGGGTTTCACCATTGACAAGACTAGCGTTGTTGCTAAGTCTCGTGCATTGAAAGCAGAGTACACCTTAGAACTTGCTCAAGATCTTAAGGCAATCCACGGTCTTGACGCTGAAACTGAATTGGCAAACATTTTGTCAACTGAGATTCTTGCTGAAATTAATCGTGAAGTTATCCGAACTATCAACAGCCAAGCGAAGATTGGTTCACGACAGCCTGGTATCCAGACTGCTGGTATCTTTGACCTCGCTACTGACGCTGATGGTCGTTGGTCAGTTGAGAAGTTCAAGGGACTTTTGGTTCAATTGGAACGTGAGTGTAACGTAATCGCTAAAGAAACTCGTCGTGGTAAGGGTAACTTCATCATCTGTTCTTCAGATGTTGCTACTGCCTTGACTGCAGCTGGTATGCTTGATTACGCACCTGCTCTATCTACTTCTTTGAACGTAGATGACACTGGTAACACCTTCGCTGGTGTTCTCAACGGTCGCACTAAAGTTTACATCGACCCATATGCGGTTGCTGACTATGTAACTGTTGGTTACAAAGGCACCAATCCTTATGACGCTGGTGTATTCTACTGCCCTTACGTACCTCTCCAAATGGTACGTGCTGTTGGCGAGAATGACTTCCAACCACGTATCGGGTTCAAGACTCGTTATGGTATGGTATCTAACCCTTACTCTGAAGGTGCTTCTGGCGCTGCTAATGGAGTAGGTTTAGGATCAGCTCGTTCTAACCAGTACTACAGAATCTTCCGCGTAGACAATATTCTCGCTTAAGATATCTAATAAAAACAATAATATGTTTTAGGGCGCTTCGGCGCCCTTTTTTTTACGTATAAATAATTTTAGTTATTCACTAAAGGTGTTGTATGCAAGACTATTGTCAAACAAATTTCTTACAACCTACAGGGTTCAAGGTTGTTGTGTCGAAAAATAGGTTACCATATTTGTCTTTTATGTCTCAGTCTATTACTCACCCAAGTATGGAGTTAGAAGCTACTGAAATTGGAAGACCTAGAATAGGTTCTGTGCCTTTTATTGGTGATGCAATTCAATTTGGATCTGTAACTTTAGATGTTATCCTTGACGAACAGATGAATGTTTACGGAGAAATATATAATTGGATGGAACAGATAGTAGAAACTAAACACAATTTAAATTCTGGAGTTCTCTATAAAAAAAATGATACGTCTTTATCAGATTATTGTGACATTAGAGTACAAATATTAACTAGTTCAAATAATTCTAACCGGCAATTCCAGTACGTTAACGCATTCCCTATTAGTTTAGGTGATGTGCAATTAGCATCGACCAACGAAGACACATATATAACTGCCCCAATGACATTCAGATTTGATTATTTTGAATTTTTATGATATAATTAAATATATTTTACTATGAGATTGCTTAATGAATTTAGAACAAGTGTTAGAACAATGGTCAAAAGATTGTCGTATTGACTTGTCATCTATCGATGAATCATCTAGAATTACTCCCGAACTACATGCAAAATATCTTGGACTTTTGAGTCAAGTAAAGTTGCGTCTTAAAGATGCTGAATTTAAACAGAAAGAACTCATGAAAAAAAAGTGGTTATGGTATCAAGGTAAAATGGCACATGAAGAAATTCTTGAATTGGGATGGGATCCAGACCCGTTTGACGGACTGAAGATTCTAAAAGGTGAGATGGAACATTATGTTGAAGCAGATCCTGAACTTGTAGCAAGTGAAGCTAAAATACAATACTTAAAAACTTTCATAGATACTCTAAAAGAGATTGTTGAAAATCTTAAATGGCGTCATCAAACAATCGGTAATATTATAAAATGGAAACAATTTGAGGCTGGGTTCTAGTTGCAAACTATAACTTTTAGATTAAAAGATCATGCGATGTTGCAGTTGACAGACTGTGATCAATCCGTTGCGTCTGAGTTATCTGAATATTTTACATTCGAAGTTCCAGGTGCTAAGTTTATGCCTGCGGTAAAAGCAAGGCGATGGGACGGTAAGATTAGAATGTTGAACCGGACCAACGGTGAAATTAATGCTGGTCTTTATTGGTCAATTAAAAAATTTTGTATGCAACGTGGTTATGGTATTAAGGTTCTAGATGGTCCTTATGGTCTTCCTTATGATACCAATAAAGTCAATCATATAGAAACAATGAAATGGATATCTACTCTTAATCTGCCATTTGCTCCACGTGACTATCAATATGATGCTGTTTGTCATGCAATTAAATTCAAAAGATCTATTTTAATATCACCCACAGGTTCAGGCAAATCACTTATTATTTATTTGTTGATGCGTTGGTATTTACAAAATCATGATAAGAAAGTTTTAGTTATTGTTCCTACAACATCTTTGGTAGAACAAATGTTGAAAGACTTCACTGACTATGGTTGTGACCCAGATTTGTTTCATATAATATACAGTGGTAAACTTAAAGAAACAAATAAACGAATAATCATTACTACATGGCAGTCTATCTATAAACTCGGGCCTAAATGGTTTGAAGATTTTGGTTGCATATTTGGGGATGAAGTTCACGGCTTTAAATCTAAATCATTATCATCTATTATGAACAAATCATACAACGCTGATTATAGATTTGGTACAACAGGCACATTAGATGGAACACAGGTACATAAGTTAGTTTTAGAAGGCCTGTTTGGTCCAGTGCACAGAGTGACCACTACATCCACCTTACAAGAGAAGAACCAACTAGCTAGTTTAGATATAGATATTATTCTTTTGGAACATTTGAAAGAAGATGCGGATAGATTATACGGGTGCACGTATCAGGAAGAAATTGATTTCTTAGTGGGAAATAAAAAACGCAACAACTTTATTAGAAATCTTGCTTTGTCTCTTGATGGCAATACACTTGTACTTTTTAATTTAGTAGATAAACACGGTAAAGTTTTAAGAGATTTAGTTGAGGATAAAATAGATGAAGCAAGAAAACTGTTCTATGTGTCAGGAGAAACAAAAACCAATGACAGAGAAGCAATTCGTAATATCGTTGAAACTCAGAACAATTCAATTGTTATTGCTAGTCTTGGTACCTTTTCTACTGGTATCAATATTAAAAACATTCACAATATTGTTTTCGCATCTCCCAGTAAATCACAAATCAGAGTGTTACAGTCCATTGGTAGAGGTCTACGATTGTCAGATGATGGAAGAACAACGAAGCTTTACGACTTGGCAGATGATTTAAGATCAAAGGGCAAACCCAATTTTACTTTGCGGCATAGTGCAGAAAGAATTAAGATATATAATAGTGAAAAGTTTAAACATAAGTTAACTAGGTTAAAACTATAATGGATAATCAAAAAGACTTAGCACAGTTTAAATTAACCAACGGTAGCGAGATTGTCTGTGAGGTTATGGAGTGGCCTGATGAAGGCTCCAATCAATTGATTATTCGTAATGCTATGACTATTGTTAATTATGAATATGATGGTGGTGATCGAGCATATGCATTTAGAGCATGGATCCATTTCTTAGAAGATGATAAAGATTATGTGATGATGAACAGTGATCATATTATAACAATGAATCGGCCTACTGAATATCTAGTTGATCAATATAATATTGCATTAAAAGAATCTGCTATAGTCACTAAAAATAGATTAGAAGAGTATGAAAAATATAAATTAAATGGTCTTAAACAACTATCTGAATCTTTAAAACAATTGTTTGGATTAAAAGACTCTAAAAATATAAATCAACGTATTGATTCTGATAAATCGGCATCCAACATTATTAAATTCCCTACAGATGATACTGTCCATTAATTAAGTATATTCTATTCTTTCCCCGGCGAGTTAAGCTCTAGTATAACACAAAAACATTATGTTTGTCAAGCGTTGACAAAATATTTTTTTTACTGTATAATGAATGAAATATTATGAGGTATACCTATGAAACCTAAAGATAAACCACACTACGTTAACAATGCTGAATTTTCTCAAGCGGTGGTTGATTATGTTACAACTGCGCTTGAAGCAAAAGAAAAACAAGAAATAAAACCTGTCGTAACAGATTATATTGCAAGATGTTTCTTAAAAATTGCAGAGGGTTTGTCGCACAAGGCAAACTTTGTGCGGTATACTTACAGAGAAGAGATGGTGATGGACGCAGTTGAGAACTGTTTGAAAGCAATTGAGAATTATAATCTGGAGACGGCTACACGTACAGGGAAACCCAATGCATTCGCTTACTTCACTCAGATCTCTTGGTACGCCTTCCTGAGACGTATTGAAAAGGAAAAGAAACAACAAGACATTAAATTAAAATACTTGTCAGAGTCAGGAATAGAATTACTTGTCGCTGAAGAAATTGATAATGATCATGCCTCTAGACAGACTCAGGCCTTTGTTGATGATCTCAGAGAACGCATTGATTATGTTAAGGAAAAAGATAAAACAGTTAAAGAATTTGCTAAGAGTCAAAAAATAAAAAAGAAAAGAACTCGTCATGTGGACTCAGATCTTACGGGGTTTATGAAATGAAAGTAGCAATTTTAAATGATACTCATGCAGGTATTAGAAATAGTTCAGAAATTTTTATGAATTATCAAGAAAGATTTTATTCAGAAATATTTTTTCCATATTTAGAGGAACACGGTATAAATAAAATTCTCCATTTAGGTGATTATTATGAAAACCGTACTTCAATTAACTTCAAGGCACTTAACCACAATCGCCGCATATTTCTTGATCAACTTCGGGATCGTGGGATCCATATGGATATTATCCCAGGCAATCATGATGTTTACTACAAAAACACCAATCAGTTAAACTCCCTTAAAGAACTGCTTGGCCATTATATGAACGAGGTTCGTATCATTGAGAAACCTGAAGTGGTTAACTATGATGGAATGAACGTTGCGTTAATCCCTTGGATCAATACTGAGAATGAAGAAAAAACCAAACAATTTCTTAATACCTGTAAGGCAGATGTTGTTGGTGCTCATCTAGAATTAACTGGATTTGAAATGCAGAAAGGGGTGACCTGTAATGATGGCATGTCTGCAGATGCGTTTAGACGATTTGATATGGTATTGTCTGGACACTTTCATACTAAAAGTAATCAGGGTAACATACATTATCTAGGCAGTCAGATGGAATTTTTTTGGTCGGACGCTAAAGATAGAAAATATTTTCATATTTTAGATACGGACACTAGGGAACTTTCAGCTGTGGAAAACCCTATCACATTATTCGAAAAGATTCTTTATGATGATACTAAACAGAAACAGTCTTTGATAAATGTTAACAATCTCGATAATAAGTTTATTAAAGTTATAGTAATTAATAAAACTAAACCTCAAGAGTTTGAGAAGTTTATCGACAGAATTAACATGAAGAAGATCCATGGTCTTCAGATTGCCGAAAATTTTCAAGATTTTGCAGGCAAACAGGTTGATGATGATAAAATAAACCTTGACTCTACGGACGATTTGTTGTATACTTATATCGATGCGGTAGATACAGATCTAAACAAAGAACGAATTAAGACACAAGTACGTGAATTAATGATTGAGGCGCAATCACTAGAGATAGCATGATAACATTTCATACGTTAAAATATAAAAACTTTTTAAGCACCGGCGACAATTTTACGAACCTTAATTTAGAAGAGACCGCAACCTCTCTCATTGTAGGTCAAAATGGTTCGGGTAAATCCACTATGCTTGATGCTCTTTCTTTTTCCCTCTTTGGAAAGGCACATCGTAATATCAATAAAATACAATTGATTAATAGTGTCAACAACAAAGGAACTGTTGTTGAAGTTGAGTTTACCGTCGCCGGTGCACGTTATAAAGTTGTTCGTGGTTTAAAACCGTCAGTGTTTCAGATCTGGCAAGGTGATACCATGATCAATCAAGACTCTCATGCCAAAGAATATCAAAAAATTCTAGAACAGAATATACTCAAACTAAATCACAAAACTTTTCATCAAATCGTGGTGTTAGGAAGTAGCAGTTTTATTCCTTTTATGCAACTTCCTGCATCCACGAGGCGAGAAGTTATCGAAGATCTTCTTGATATTAATGTGTTTTCTAAAATGAATACCATTTTAAAAGAAAAAACTTCTATGCTTAAAGAAGCTATATCTGGTAACAGCCATGAGTTACAATTAGTACAGACTAGAATAGACTCACAAAAGCGACATCTATGTGAGTTAACAAAAATCTCTGAGACTGCCAAGCAAGAAAAACTAGATCAAATTGCTGAAGAACAATCAGAGTTGGCCCGCCTTAACACCCAAGTAACAGAATGGGAAGATACTTTGTTATTAGATCTACAACAACGACAACAAAGTCTCGATAAAAAAATCAATGAAATTGGTAAGTATGTCTTTCAGTTTAACTCTAAGCAGAAAGCATCAAACAAAGAGATTAAGTTTTATGAAGACAACGAAGACTGCCCCACCTGTCGACAAACCATCGAAACCTCCTTCAGATTGGATAAGATACAGAACGCCAAGCACAAGCGGGATGAACTGGAACAAGCGAGAAACGATGCCGAGTCAAAAATCGAAGAGTTAGAACATGAAAAAAATATTCTTAAAGAACATATCGATGTCGAAAATAATAAACTGGATGATGTTAAAACCGTCCGTGAGAAAATCACATGGACACAAAGAAGAATTGATTCTTTACAGAGTGAGTTATCCGAGCTCGAAACAGGTGTACATAGCCTGTCCGAAGCACGAGATACTCTCTCAAGTGAAGAAAGTAAAAAAAACGCTCTTACCGAAGAGCGCCTAGAACTAGCAGAACAACGTGAATACAACAATGTAATCACTGAACTCCTTAAAGATACTGGCATTAAGACTAAGATCATCAAGCAATATCTGCCTGTAATAAATCAGTTGACAAACCAGTATCTTCAAGTGTTGGACTTTTATGTCCACTTTGACCTAGACGAAGCATTCAAAGAAACAATTCGCTCGCGACATCGTGATGCGTTCTCTTATGACAGTTTCTCCGAGGGTGAAAAACAACGCATCGACTTAGCACTTCTGTTTACTTGGAGGCAGATTGCTAAGATGAAGAACAGTATCGCCACCAACCTACTGATTCTTGATGAGACTTTCGACAGTTCTCTCGATGCGGATGGAGTTGAGAATCTACTCAAGATTCTTGACACAATAGACAATGAGACCAATGTGTTTATCATTTCACACAAAGGTGAACTTCTTGATAATAAATTTGATCGTAAGATTGAGTTTATCAAGCACAAAAACTTTTCAAAGGTTGCTTGACTTTACCCGCAGAAAAGTGTATAATAAGTGTAAATTAACCCGCAGTAAAATGCAAGGAATATATTATGGAACTAACTGATAAAACTCTAGAAGTTTTAAAAAACTTTGCCTCTATCAATTCTAACATTGTGTTTAATAAAAGTAATGTAATTAAAACTATGTCTGAAGCTAGAAATGTACTTAGTGCATCTGATCTAGATGTTTCCTTTCCCAAAAGGTTTGGTATTTACGATCTCAATGAGTTTCTAAGTACGTTGACTCTTTTAGATTCTCCCAGACTTAAGTTCGAAGATAATTACGTTGTGGTTTCTGATGGTAGTGGCAGATCTAGAATTAAATATCACTATGCAGATACGGACATTTTAACAACGCCTAAAGAAGATGTTATTATGCCTGAGTCAGAAGTAAGTTTCTCTCTTGATCGAACGACTCTTATGAAAATTAAACGTGCGGCTTCAGTATTGGGTCATAATGAAGTTTCTGTATCTATTGCTAATAATGTTATGAGTTTAAATGTTATAGATAATAACGATAATACATCTAATGCGTTTTCAATTGATGTTGATGGTAAATTTCCAGAAGGTAGTAACTTCAATTTTATTTTCAACATTTCTAATCTGAAGATGGTTGACGGTGATTATGATGTTAATATATCATCTAAACTTATTTCACATTTTGTGAATAAAGAAACCAGTATTCAATACTGGGTTGCACTTGAAAAAACTAGTACTTTTGGAGTATAATTATGGAAGATAATGAATTGTTTATTGATCTGGTTAATAGAGTAACGAGAAGTACAGTTGCTGTAATTGACACAGTTGCTGGCCGTGGTGGTTTTCGAGGTGAAGAACTTGCTACCATTGGTCAACTTAGAGATCAGTGTATCGAACTGATTCAAATGGTTGAGACTCAAGATTCTAACTCTAACGAATCTGAATCCTAAGTTTTTGCGGGGGTGTGATTAGAACAGACGATGAGTTCCTCTCATCGTGGACTGGGCGGTTCAGTCACCCCGCTCCAATTTTATATAATGAGGCATGTGAATGAGAGAAGAATTTCTCTGGGTCGAAAAGTATCGACCGACTAAAATATCTGATACAATATTACCAAAACATCTTAAAGAAACATTTCAAAAACTCATAGACAAAGGCGAACTACCTAACATGCTGTTCACCGGAACTGCTGGTCTGGGTAAAACTACTGTAGCTAAATCCCTTTGTAACGAATTAGGACTTGATTATATAATGGTCAATGGTTCTGATGAGGGTAATATCGAGACTCTTCGTGGCAAAATTACAAGGTTTGCTTCGTCAGTTTCGTTGCAGGGTGGAACAAAGGTTGTCATTCTTGATGAAGCTGATTACTTGAATCCACGTTCAACACAACCCGCTCTTAGAAATTTCATTGAAGAATTTTCCGACAACTGTCGTTTTATCTTCACATGTAATTTTAAGAATCGAATCATTGAACCGTTACATTCCCGTTGCAGTGTTTATGAATTTAATACAACAAAGAAAGACATGCAACAACTTTGTGCTGATTTCTTTACTAGAGCATTAACAATTCTTGATAATGAATCTATAGATTTTATATCAAAACAGGATTTGATAGATCTGATAATGCGGTTCGCTCCAGACTGGCGGCGGGTTATTAATGAACTGCAGAGAATATCAATTGGTGGTGTCAGTACTAATGTTGTCGTAACTAGTGATAATTATGATGTCTTATTTAAGTCTCTGAAAGATAAAAACTTTAAGTCTATGAGAACTTGGGTTGCTAATAATGTAGACGTTGACACTTCTACAATTTTTAGGAACATATACGATCACATGTTTGACGTTGTTGAATCGTCTTCTATTCCACAACTAGTGTTGATTCTTGCAGACTATCAGTATAAGGCAGCTTTTGTTGCTGATCATGAATTGAACGTGGTTGCTTGTATGACTGAAATTATGGCGAACGTAGATTTTAAATAATGAGCCAAGATAATATATTATATTTTCCTAACTTAGTAGATTTGAGAATTGCACCGAAATGTGGTTGGCAGAGTACGATGCAGTTTCATCTTATTATGTTAGGAAATTCTCGTTTTAAAGACCACCCCGGCGGGTTAAAATATACTCATGTTAAAGGTGGTCCTCAGAACTGGCGAGATTATGAGTGGTGGGCCCATGGTGATATTATGGATATTCCATTCCGAAAAAATAGTATAAGATTTGTCATTAAACGTGATCCAGTAAAAAGGTTCTTATCTGCAATTGATTATTTGCAGACACAAAAAATTGTCAAACTTACTAATAGAGATTATCCTGCAACAGGATTTTCTTCTTTAGATAGGGCTGTTTCAGCAATGGAACGTGGGGTGTTAATGAATGTTCATTTGCTTCCACAAACATACTTCTATGGTAATGATCCGAACAAGTATGATCATATATACGATATTAATAATATCAATGATGCGTTGTTACATATAAAAGAAATATGTAATTATAACATGAAAAGAATGAAAAAGTATCCGGTAGCTGATCTACACAAAAATAAAAGTATAAAATCTTTATCACTGGAACTTACAGATGATCTAGAAGAAAAAATAAAAAAAGTATATAAAATAGATTACGATAATGGGTGGTGTTAATGAATCCTTTTGATTATGTAACTGCAATAACTTACACTAAAAAAAATATGATTGTGGATGATGAAACAGAATCCGCATATCAGCCCTATATGGTTAATAGATCTTTATCTTATTTTCAAGACACCGTTGCTGTTGCAAATGCTATGAACAGTCAATACATGCTCGATAATAAACTTCAATTCGATTTTCTTATAAATATTGTAAGAAAAAGAAAACGATTTTCAAAATGGTTGAAACCTGAAATCGTTGATGATTTGGAAGTGGTAAAAGAGTATTATGGTTACAGCAATGAAAAGGCAAAACAAGTTTTATCCTTACTTACCACCCAAAATATACAACACTTAAGAATAAGGATTAATAAGGGTGGAAGAAAATAAATTGTGGTCTCCAGCAGAAATGTTGGAAATTGTCTTAAATGAACCTGATGATTTTTTAAAGGTTCGTGAAACATTAACACGTATGGGCGTTGCCTCTAGGAAAGAAAATAAACTTTTCCAATCCTGTCACATATTACACAAACAAGGCCGATACTTCATTGTCCATTTCAAAGAATTGTTTTTACTTGACGGTAAAAAATCTAATTTAGAAGACAACGATATCTTTAGAAGAAATACCATTGCACAACTATTGTGCGATTGGGGATTGATATCTGTTATTAATAAAAATATGATGG